TTATCACACCAAGGATGAAAATGATAAACATTATCTTTTTTCTGAGTTTCAACTTGCCGTAGCTTCCGAAAGAGCAGATAAGAATAAAGAGGATTTACCTAAAGAAAAAAAGTCCCACGCCTGTTTTTATTCCTTTGTTTGTGGTGTTTTAGTTGGTTTTATTCTAACGTTTGTTTATTGTTATTTTTTCTAATGGTGTATTTTGAATCATATCAAACTGATAGCTCCTATCAATAGTCTTGGATATGGGGTAGCTGGATACAATTTATTCAAAGAGTTATATCAACTTCATCCATCCACTGCCCTTTATCCTATTTCTCAGCCAGAGTTTGTAGACGAATACGTTCAGACAGGAATGAATAATAGGTCTGCAAATTTCCCAAATTCTCCATGCGTTAAAATCTGGCATCAAAATGATGTACATTCTTTTATTGGGAAAGGTTTACATGTGGGTTTTCCCATTTTTGAACTTACTGAGTTTTCCAACGAAGAAAAACTTAGCATGTCGCATTGTGACAAGCTTTTTGTTTGCTCAGAATGGGCTAAAGATGTACTTTACAACCAAAGGGGATGGAGTTCTCCTGCCGTTCATGTAGTTCCACTTGGCGTTGATTCAGATGTTTTTCAGCCATGTTTATCCAGTAGAAAAACAACAGTATTTTTTAACTGTGGAAAATGGGAAAAACGTAAAGGTCACGATATTCTTTTGGAGTGCTTCAATTATGCGTTCGGGCCAAACGATAATGTAGAACTTTGGATGATGTGTGATAACCCATTTATTGGGCAAAACAACGAAAAATGGATGAATCTATACAAAAATTCACCGCTTGGACACAAGATTAGATTTATTCCAAGGCAAAAAACTCACAAAGATGTGTATAATATCATGAAGCAAACAGATTGCGGTGTTTTTCCAGCTAGAGCAGAAGGTTGGAATCTGGAGTTACTAGAAATGATGTCTTGCGGTAAACAGGTAATAGCCACAAACTATTCAGCGCACACAGAATTTTGTAACAATAATAATTGTCATTTAGTTGACCCAGAAGGTTTCGAGCCAGCTTTTGATGGAGTATTTTTTTCAGGATCTTACGGAGAATGGGCAAGTCTGCAAAAAAAATCTAAAGAACAAGTAATTAGTTATATGCGAACCATACATAAACAAAAACAAGAAGGTTCCCACAAATTAAATACTAAAGGCATTGATACTTCAATTCAATTTAGTTGGCAAAATTCAGTACAGGAGTTATTAAATGGACTCTAGTTTTCAAACATCCCGAAAAATTCTCGATCTTTATCGTAATGGTTTCGTTGGGGCTATTTGTGACGAAGAAGATGTAAAAAAGCTTCTTGGTGAGCTTCCGATGCCAATTTTTGGTGCTGCTGCATATGATCTTAAAAATAGTGGTAAAGATAAATTAAGTTTGCCATATAAATGTTTGATTGATTTTGATCCAGATTTTGGCCCATCGGAAAGTCAAACCACTGGCGATTGTGTCAGTCATGCAACTAGAAATGCAATCGATGTAACGCGCGCTGTAGAAATTAAAAATGGAGATAAGGAAGATTTTATTGCTCGCGGAGCAACCGAAGGAATATACCAGTCTCGCGGTCATAATGGTCAAGGAATGACATGTTCTGGAGCGGCTAGATATGTAAATCAAACTGGAGGTATTCTCCTTAGAAAGGATTATGGGGCAGTAAATCTTTCTGTATACAACTCAAGCCTTGGAGCGAACAGTAGAATTCCAGAGTCTGTTTATAAAATAGAAGCACAAAAACATCAAGTTAAAACAGTATCAAATGTAAGAACAGTTGAAGAAGCAAGAGATGCTTTAGCAAATGGTTACGCTCTTTCTGTTTGTTCTGGTTTTGGGTTTTCCAGCAAACGAGATTCCAATGGAATTGCTAAAAGATCCGGGCAATGGGCGCACGCGATGGCTTGGATAGCTTGTGATGATACCCGTGAAAGATTCAATGAAATCTTATTTTTAGTTCAAAACAGTTGGGGCATGTGGAATAGTGGACCAAAAATTCACGATCAGCCAGAAGGAAGTTTTTGGATCAGAGAAGCTGATGCGAGAGGAATGCTTGCAGAAGGAGGTTCTTGGGTATTTAGCGATGTAAACGGATTTCCTCCAAGAAAAATTATTTACAACAATAGCGAGGTTTTCTAATGAATATTCAGCAAAGAGCCATAATAGGCGCGATAATTATTGCAGCTTTTGTTTTTTTTACAAATCATGATAAAATTTCAAATTCCGCCTTGACAAATGATGAAATAACTAATATAATAACACAGACAGAAAAGGCTTTTAATGAAGCGGAATCTAAAATTCTAAAGAATAATCCAAAGCCTGACGATAATAAACCAGTCGGCCCAGATCCAGATGCAGCAAAATGTATTTGCAAAGGAACCGGAAAAATAGTACAAGGAGACGGACATATTTCGCCATGTCCATACCATAGCAGCGGAGAATCTTCGCAGGTAATAGATGGAGCTTGTGATAATTGTGGAAACATAAATTCTAACATTCTGATAACCAAATCAGATTATACTAGAAAAGATGTTTTAAATAGTGTGTTTGGTTATTAATTTTTTCTCAAAGGAGAAACATAATGGAAAAGTGGAAAGCTTTACTTACGTCGAGAAGATTTTGGGTTTCAGCCGTTGCTTTAAGCTCTATTGTTGCTTCCGAGGCTTTTGGCATTACTCTCAATCAAGAACAGCTTGTTGGTTTTGTTACAATTGTTGTAGCTTGGGTTATTGGGGACACGATTAGGGAAACCAAGTAATGAATTTATCAGATATAAGTCCTATTCAATGGGTATTTTTAATTGTTGGTGTTTTAATAGCTCTTCCGGCTGTAACGCCATATTTAACTTCCTTTTTGAATAAGCGGAAAGATGCGCCTAAAGATAATGATGGTTATGAAACTTACAGTTTAACTGATATAGTTCATAAATGGGAAAGTTTAGAAGAGGCTTGCAGAAAAGCTAATTTAAATGAAGCTTCAGTAAAGTTAATCGAAGTTTTCCCTCTTTTGGCAAAAAAAGGAAATCCTGTTGATAATATAATGAGCAAATATAATCCTAACCCATAAGAGGTTAAAATGAATAATGGCACACGGCTAGTTATTGGTTTGTGTTTGGTTTCGGTTGGTCTTTTTTGGAATAATTTAGTAAATCTTATTCCAAAAATCGATAAAAAAATTCCAAAACAAGTGGTTCAAATAGATAAGCCATCTGATGAAGTTTTTAATACTGTCAAATCAACGGCAGATTTAGTCACAGACCCTAGCGATAAAATTAAATTGTGCATTTTCAACAACACCTTTTCAAAAAGAGTAACGTCTTATTCCGCTGACGCACAGCAGATTAACGATGTTTATGTTCAGGCGGCAAAAAATATTTTTGGCGACTCTTTGAAGGGTAAATACCAAGGATTTTCTGGGTCGTTGGACAAACTTTTTGGCTCAGTTTTAGGAATAGAAAACCATATTGCTACAGATAAAGAAAAATCTGCAATATCTGATACTTTTAGGGGGTTGGCTTATTGCTTATCTTTATAACAATAAAACGGGGCTTCGGCCCCGTTTTTTAAAATTGAAAGGAACTTATGAATATAATTGATGTTTTGATAGACGAGTGCCGTTGTGCGATGAAACAACAAACATTTGAAATAAATAGCGTACTAGCAAACCCAACCCACGAAGGGTCTGTAAACAGGGCTTCTAAAGCTATTTACGAATATACAAAACATGAAACCGTACTTCAGAATTTGCTAAAGTTAAAAGGACAGATGGACGAAATGAATAATACCGAAGTTCAAGAAGAGGTAAATGAAAACTAAAATAACCCTAATTGTAATAGAAACAATTCCTTATTTTAGACAAGGTATACCTCCAACGAAAATTTTAGTTGACAAAAATGGAAAGTTTCCTAGTGGATATATCTCAACAAAAACAGTTGAAGATACAATAAAAGAAATACTATCAAATCACACATCATTGTCTCCAGACTTTCTTTGCCCAACTATCAGCAAACTTTTTCACGAAAAAGGCTCTGATGAGTGTGAAGCAATTTACACATGCGTTATCCAAAATGGAATCATCGGCACAAAAAATAATTCTAAAATGCTATCAATTGAGGAAATAAACATAGATGAGCGATATACAACACCAATCATCGCAGTCCCCAGATCAATTTGAAGAAGGCAGTAACAACGAAAATATTTCTGCGCAGTTGACTATTACTGTTGACAATCAGGGTTTTATATCCTATAATTGCGACTGGACACCGGGAGAAAACGGAATCGTTGGCTTGGCTTCTATTTTTTACAGATTACTTTTAGCTAATTTTAGCGAAGAAATTCTTCTAGAAATTAAACAGCAGTGCGTATCAAATGATAGCGAAGCTGATTATATCGCAATAATTAATTTGATCAATAGTTATGATTCAAAATTAAACAAAAACGATGATAATCAAGTAGTTATAGCTCCCGATCAAGTTTACCGAATATAACTGGAGAAGGTTTATGGCAAGCAAAAAAATAGTCTGGAAAAGCTGGAATGCTGTTGCAGAAGAATACATAAACTCATGCACGGAAGAACTAAACAAAATAGAAGAAGAATTGAATAACATGTCTGGAGAAGACGGTTTAATGGGAACCGGAACGCCAATATTTCTTAATTCTGAAAAGTTTAGTGGAATGCATACTCCATTTGGAGTTTTTCCTATCGATTCTCCATTCAAGCCATCAGACCGATGGGATTGCTGGATTGGAACAACAAATTTTAGCATCACTCAATCAATAAACAAAACGCTAAAAGAAAATATTGATGGAATTGAGGCTTTGAAAATAATGGGAAGGTATTCTTTTTGTGTAGGAATACCTTGCACATTCGACTTTCAGGATGTAAGATTAGAAATCGAAAAGAAGCTTTGCGTTTTCACCGAGAAGGAGGTAATGACAGACGAAGTAACGGAAACGGTTGCTTTGATGAAAGAACAGCTAAAACATAACAAATATTGGTCTATTTTAGTTGCTTCTACGGGTAAATTGGATTATGTTGTTTCTGACAATTTTGATCAGAAATACGTGGATGGTTTGAATCAGTTAGTAGAGTTAAAACAAAAAATTGGTGGAATAATTTTAAGGGGCGAAGATGGATAATATTAATCAAGAATTTGAAGCAAAGTGGAACGATTCTGATATAGAGTCTATAAAAATGAATACTCTTTGGAACTGTATAAAGAAGTTTGACGAGTCGAAGGGTACAAAATTTACTTCCTACTTGTTTCAACAGCTTACTTACGCTTTCAAAAATAAAATCAAAAGTAAACGCAACGAATTTAACTTTGAAAATATTGAAAAACAGGATGTTAATTACCAAGATAAGCTTGAGGTTATTGATATACTGAATAGTCTTGACGATGAAACAACTCAAATTTTGCAACAAAAATTTTACCAAAATATGACCATGAAAGAAATTGGAAGAACCAATGGTTATTCTCGGGAAACTGCCCGTAGAAAGTTCAAAAATGCTATTGCGGAATGTAAAAACTTGCATAAATCTTGATTTTAATTGTGTATAGTAGTTTAGGAATAGGATCTCCTTTTGGATAACTGGGAAATAAAGTTTTTTATGTTTATTTTAATTATATAATCGGAGATCGAACTATGGCTGTGCAACCAAAATCTAGCTATTTGAGAAATACTGGCGGCGGCGCTTTTACTTCTCAACGTCAAGGCGGAACTCTTTACGCTAACGGCTCAACGGGGTCTGTCATCACCAAGGCATTTTTAGTTAAGGATGCTGTTGATGATGTAGTCAAATCTTATGGTGTTGTTCTTAGGGCTTATCCGGGATCAAGCGGAATGTACGGAACTCAGAAAATCGTTTCTGGTGGCGCTTTCGCTTATTTTGAAGCTGGTAAGTACATTATTAGAACAATCAGCACTACTATTGCTGGTGTTGCGTCTACTAAGCTTCTTATTCCCGGCTCAGACAATGGAAAGCGTAATGCTATTCATCAGTTTATCCATGACTTTGGCGCTCGATTGCTCACTAAATGGCGAGCAAATGAGTTCTCTTGGCTTGGTGTATTTGATAATGGCAGCAAGATCAAGCGTCGTTACAACTGGGTTGATGCCGCTGGTACAGCAGCATCGAAACCTGTTACCGCTACCAATCTTGATATGATTAATCCAGTTGGTGGTGCTACTGCTCGAAAGAGCGATAGCGCTGCTAATCCAACCCGCGCAATTCCGGGTGAATTAGTTATGAAGGTTGACTTTGTAACAACAAACATTTCTAGCGGCGGAGACTTCTTCAACTATAAGCCTATCACAGGTATGTAGTTTATTAATTCTTCCATTGTAAACCGGAGTACAATTATGAATGAAGCTTGGGTTTTGATTAGAAATGTAGCAGAAGTAATAGGGATGTTTGCAATACCATTATTTTCTTGGGTTGTTTATACTATTGTTCAACAAGGTAAGCAAATTATTATTCTTGAACAAAAGGTAAATGACTCGATTAGTCAGAGAATGACTGGTATTGAAAATAGAGTGGCTGGCGTAGAAACAAAAATGGAAGAAGTTATTAGCAACGTGGTCGAATTTAAAATGTATGCCGTGGATAGTAAAAATATCCATACTCAAATTAATTCTAAACTAGACACGATTGTTTCTAAGTTGAAAATTTAGTAAGATAGTTCAACTATCTAAATATATAGAAAGCCTGTCGATTTAAAACTCGGCAGGTTTTCTTTTTTTTGATTGATTTTTGGTCTGGAAAGGCGTATAATACTCTACCAGATAAAAGTTTATATAGAAAGGTATTGTAATGAAAGTAACAAAGGTAAACGGAGAACAGGAAAATTTCTCTGTGGAAAAAATTCATAAAGTAGTTGAGTGGGCGACCAAAGGAATTAACGGTGTGTCCTTTTCTGATGTTGAAATGAATGCTTATCTTTCGATATATGATGGA